TCGGCGTTGATTGAAGGCAAGCTTGAGGTGATCAAGGTCTTTGATACCTGCCCAGCGGTTCGGATCGAACGCCCCTGTTGTGATAGCCTGAGCCATCTCTTTGAGGTCCTTCTCAACCGTCAAGATGAAACGGGAACGAGCGTGGATTTCAGCAGCCATCTTTGTCATGTCACCCATGTCAGCAGCCATGAACTTACGAACGAGAGCCTTTGGGTCCTCGCCTGTCATCTTTGCCATCTCACGAAGCTTTGCAGCAGACTGCCTCTCGACGGTTGACCATCGCTGTACGTTGCCACCTTTGATCTTCGTAAACTCGTCGGCCATATGCGCCGCCGCACCAGAGATTTCATCGAGAACTTCTGAGAAGTCACCCATCGTAGTCAGTGAGCGGAACGAGAACATAGCCTGCTTGGTCGCGGGTGTTGCGCCAGCGGCTAATTGAGCCTGCATACGTGCCTTCTCGACGGCCTCGGGTGTCATGAATACCTTACGAGCAGGAGCGGCCTTGCTACCCGGAGCGGCCTGTACGGGCGGCACTGGTGGTATGACATCAGCGTCCATGCGAACCTGACCGTCCACATCCACGTTCCCAAGGTCCAACTGAGTGGGTTCATCAGGTGCGCGGAGAGGTGCATTGTCGTTGGCTGCGCGAGGGGCTGTGGACGGTACATCTGTTACCCGGGCTGATATTGTTGCCTCCCCTGCCTCTATGGCCGCGTGGGCACGGTGGTTACCGTCTAAAATAACCAGTTCACCATCAATACGTACAACCTTGATTGGGCCTTCCGTCATGGACCCGTCCCCGGTAACAAAGGGCTGCGTCGTCCTAAGATCGCTGAGGTTTACTTGCTCAAGAGGACCTCCATCCGCCATTGCAGCGGCCTCTACCTCGTCTGGAAGCTGCGTAGCCCGTTGATATAAGGATTTACTTGTAACAGGGCTGATAGCTGTAGGCACACCTTCTTCTGGATTTCCATTCTGGAGTTCATCGAAATACTTCTGATCAACTTCGCCTAGAACGGTGTTGTCCAGATCACCGAACAGATCACGGGCGAGGGTGAGTGTTTCGTCTACGTCGGAGCGGACACCTGCTTCCAACACGTCGATCTCTTCATCGAGTGCCTTGAGGACTTCGTTCTGTTGTTCTGTGAACTCGGCAGCACCAGCTTCGTCACCAGCCTTGAGGGCGCGGGCAGCGCGGACGCCGTAACCAATACCTTCCACGATTGCACCCGCGAGGGCACCTTCAGCGGCGTTGCGTAGACGGTTGAAGTACTCAGGACTGTCAGGGTCTGTTGCCAGAGCGTCCCCGAAGAGGCCTAGATCGATGTCATAGTTCTCAAGGACCTTCGTGATGTTGGGGTCAGACGGATCGAACACGATTGCATCTGCCAGAGCGCCATTCAAGAATGCGCCCTTGAGACCCTTGAGGCCTGTCAGTTTACCGAAGCCGATATAGCCTGCAGTGAACTGAACGATGCCACGGCCCATGCCGCCTACGAGTGTCTTGTTGTCTGCCACTTCTGGGAGGCTGAGTAGACCGTCGTCGCCAATCAGGTCATTCGTCTGCCAGTTGGGGATTGTGTAAGCGCCAGAGTTGACCTCATCCTGTGAGAGCCACTCAAAGCCTTTCTCTTCGGTCCAATAGAGATCGTGACCGCCTGTCAGGTAGTTACCTGCGGTCTCTGCGCCTGATTGGATCGCGTTGCCTGACTCTTGAACAGCGTCACGGACGCCACCCCCGAGTGCCCGGAAGGTTTCACCAATGACAGACCATTCGTCGTCAGCCTCTTTAGGCTCCGGTATACCAGCTTGCGCCGCGATTAGCTGTGCTGCCCGCCCTGCGCCGAACACAGTGTCAAACTGCGGTGCGAACTCAGGGTTTGCATGGAGCCGATCAATAGCGTCTTGTGGGATAGTTTCGAAGTCTGCCATTGGATTTCCTTTGGGGTTAATAGCCGTAGAAAGCGGCCTTTACTTTTGCTGACGCCTCGAATTTGGTAACTGTTCCGTCACCGTTGGTATCGAGACCAGCGTTCTGTTCGTAGGCGCGAGTGCCTTGTTGGAAGATGGCGTAACCATCCGGTTTGCCGATAGCTGCAGGCCAGAGAACGGCCATATACAGATCATCAACTTCACCACCTTGGATTTTGGAACCGAATTGGTCGAAGTAAGCCTCGACGTAGTCCATCTGTTCCACACGGGTCATCCCCGCGAGTTCATCTGTGGTGGTGCCCAAAGCCCGTGCTGTAGATGGCATGAACTGGATCAGACCAGTCGCACCAGAGCCTGCAGCGTTGCGGATATTGGTAGAGAACGTGCTACCCGTCTCGAACTGCATGATTGCCATGAGTGCCATTGGGTTGACGTTGTACTTGTCTCCAAGTTGATTGACACGCGATGCGAACTCAGGGTCTTCATCGAGAACAGCGGTAGCCATCTGTGGCCGTGCCCGGTTGTCCTCACCGTCAGTGAACCGATTGATTAGCTCACCGTAGAAAGCCCCTCGTGTCTCAGAGTATGGAGCGTCCGTATCAGCATCCTCAAAGGGCGTAGGTTGTTCCTCGAGTGGAACGTCCGGTGTCTCTGGGTTTGCCTCTGCGGCTTCGGCTTCTCCACCAGCCATTGCAGTGAATGCCTCAAGTGCAGCCTGAGCCGCAGTAGCTTGTTGATCAGCAACAGCAACGTCAGCACCCATCGCAGCAGCAAGCTCAGGGGCTTCGGCAACTTTGTCACCCATGAGAGGTGGGAACTTGTATGCCAATGTCTGCATAGCGTAGGCTTCCGCATCGACCAACAGCTGGTTCATAGCGACCGGATCAGCAGTGTTGACGTTAGCACCCTGTGTCGAGATGTACTCGTTGAAGGCAATCATACCTTGTGTACGCAGGGTTGAACCCACGCTGTCCGAATGGCCGTCACCCAGCTGGAGGTTAGCCAAGCCAGCCGCGAAGTTGTTCCGTCGGTTGATCACTTGGGTGTTCTTGGTCAGGCTGTCTGGACGTGATTGTTCCATGATCTCTTTGGTGAGCCGAGTGAACTCAGCACCTGAGAGACCATTTGGGTTGGTCTGTACGAAGTCAGTCAACACCGTCAGCTTCTCTTGCATCGTACCCGCGTCGAAGAGGTCAGCCTCAAGCAACATGCGGTTCTGGTTGGATATGCCAGGGTTCTCTACCTCTGCGCTTGCGATTGCTGCGTTCTGGAAGGTCATCATGTCCCGACGAAGGGCTGCGTCACCAATGTCGTTTGTGGTGGGCATTTCAGCGTAGGGGTTCTCTTCAAGAGCGACTGCCCATGCGTCCAGAGTTGCTGCCTTCTGAGCCTTGGCGGCTGCAGTGTCCTGAGCGTTGGATCGCGCAGCGTTACGGTTGATGTCTGCTTCGACAGCATCCATAGCATTCGCCAGTTTCTCACGGTTGGTCTGTGAGATTTGCAGAGTGCCGCTATCGTGTGCCCGAGCCAACGCAAGGATGCTGTCAGGGTCATTGTGGATATTCGCGTACCGGATGGCAGCGTCCACGACACGGTTGTTGGCTTCTGCACCATCGGTCTCGTACATGTCGTCAGCTTCATGGGCGATACGAGCTACGGCTTCATCCATATCGAACTCACCGTCGGCAAGGCCCATAAATATACCCGAGACAATCTCGTCGTATGCCTCAAAGCTCTCTGTCTCGAGGCGGTTGGATGTGAACCCTGTGTGCTGGGCAGCGTAGTTGTTGGCGACTTCGTTGATGATCGGGAGTGCCCCGGCGATGCGATATTGGTCTTCGCCAAGTGTACCCATGAAGTTACCCACGCGTTCATTCATCCATGCACGGAAAGCTGAACCATCGTCGTCGGTGTGGCGTCCTTCCCAATCCTGATAGGCTTGAGCAGTCTCCGCTTTGAACTGAGCCGCCGCAGCTTTACCTCGAGTTTCATTGAGACCCGCCATGTAGAACTGGGAGTTCTGCCGGAAGATGGACCCTGTGCGAACCCCTTGCATTTCTTCACCAGCTTGTTCGCGCAGAGCGTCAGCGATACCCTGTTGGTTTTCGTCTTGGTTGCGCGTGTTCTTGGCCCGAGCAGCCTGTTGATCCACGATACCGGAGAAGGCATTGATGCCCTGCTGGAACGCTTGCTCTTTACGGGTGTCTCGGGTTGGTGCGTAGAAGTTGTCGAGTGAGTTCAGGAAGCTCCGCGCTGGGCTGCGTACTTCGGTCTCGGGTGCTACCCGTGTGTTGCGAGGTGCCATGTGTTAATCCATCTGTGCGTTGACCATCGGTGCAGCGATCTTTGCTAGATCACCAATACCGAAGCTTGTTGTTGCGACACCGTTGATGCGTCCTTGAGCCTTCGAACCGATGTGCTTGAAGTTGGCACCAGTTTGACGAGCGAGAGAGTCCATTTCCTGACCAGTACGCCCAGCACCACGAGCAGTCTTCTGCTTGCGATCACGGAGCATGGCTTTCACCGATGCGCCTTGGACACCGTTGGAGATAGCTGAGGTATAACCCTCGGCCTCTGCGGCACGTCCTGCGAGGATCGCGTCGAAGCCACCTTGAACCAACGAACGGTTTTGCTCGATGTATTGCTCAGTGGTCGTGGCGATCTCACCATTCATGGCTGTCTTAGCTGCGGAAGCATTTGCTACGGCTGCGTCGTTCTGTTTACCGATTGCGGCTACGGTCCCAACAGCGGCAAGTCCTGCACTGGCAGCACCCGAGGCGATAGCGGTGGACAAGGCGGGACCAGCAGCAGTGGCGATGGCCGTTAGTGTTACAGGTTCACACATGGTGGCCCCTCCGTTATTTTGACGAACTCGAGGAAAGCGCGACCTTCATGGCCGAACTGCTCGTGTCTCTTGATGATTGTGAAGCCCATCCACTTGATCCACCGATGGTGAACGGAGTTGCGGGCGTCGGCAAAGTTGAAGATCAGGCGGTATGGCTTGCTGATGTCTTCTAGCTGCCCACGGCATTCCTTGAGGAACTGACGCTGGACGCTCTTGAACTGATTGGTTGCGACCATCCAGATTGCTCCGGTGTCGGTTGTTACTGGGACAATCCCAAAGATGGCTGCGGGAGTGCCGTTAGGTAGACATGCTACCCTTGTGACACCCCGTCTTACACCTGCCGAGAGTGCAACCTCTGGGTCTCTCCCCGAGGATGCTTGGATTTCGGCTCTGTCCGCTTCACGCAGATCATTAGCGAGAACTTGAACGTCCTCTAATCGCGCTGGGCGCACGTAACCTTTATCCATTATACTCTCCGTGCTTTCTGTCTGTAGTTTGCTGTCCATTCCACCGACCCAAAGGCGCAGCGGTAGGGCAGATTGTTGACCAACTTGATGACAACTTCCTCGTTCTTTGCGAACACAGGGAACTTGAACTCACCCGTATCCACAGGGATCAGGTCAACTACGTTGTCAGGGTCTGCGAGTGTCCGTCCGTTGAACGGGGTGATTACCGTGGCACCGTTGGTCGGCGTGACGTGAGCCTCGAAGTAGGAACTATCCGTATAGATCACGGACATGTATCGAAGCTGCAGACGACCATCTTGGATCGCGCTTTCTCCGGCACTGTTCTCTTCTCGTAGATATTGAGTTGAGAACTCGTAGAGGAACTCGTAGTTCAACCCAGCGACCCACTGTTGTCCCCTGATGTCACCATCGAACTCATAGAGGTTCGCTGCGTCCATAACACCGTTCATCGGTTCACCACCTCGGTCACCATCGATGCGGTAGAACTCCACCGTGGCGTTGGTTTGATAGGGGATGATAACGGCTGTCTTGTCGATATCAGGGAGGTAAGTGATGGACACAGCCTCGGCCTGAGTGAACTGGTGGTCAAGCAGGAGGTCTTTCTCGATGGTTGGAGCTACGTTGATCCTATCGATGCGAACTTCGGTGCCCACTTTGTAGACGAGGTACAAGAAGCTATCGATGAACCCCATGCCCACGATTGTGATGTTGGGATCGAACACCCACTTACACCAAGCTGACTGGATTTTCTTACCAGACGCTGTGTACCATTTGTAAACGTACAGGGCGTTCGGTTCATCCTCAGAGAGGGCGAGGAACACGTCTGCCTGCGTACTTGCGGTCAACGCTCGGATGTTCTTGGGGATGTAGCTCGGGATTTGGACAGCGATGTCTTCACCATTCACGGTCTCACGTTGACCATCAATGAAGACTTCTCGAGCAATCGTGTTGGTTGCACCGTCAGCCATGAAGTAAGCGGACGATCCGACGACCACAGGTGCCACCAGAGTGGAACATGGGTAGCTTGTGGAGTTCGTGATGCCTACGGTTTCTGCCGACAGGACGTTGCCCGAAGAGAGACGGAACTGCTGCTTGTCAGAGAAGAGGACCAACTCGTCAGAGAAGGATGCCGCATGGTACAACGTCGAGACACGTCCGGTGACCGAGGCCACGTCGATTGGATCAGATGCCAGTAGTTGAACAACAGTTGTCCGATAGAAGTCCTCGAAGACTGTCACGCCGGATAGGACAGCGTTCTCTTCGGCCAGCATGCCCAGACGTCCTTTGAAGAGAAACATACCGTTGATCTTGCTGCCAACGAATGTTGGGTCCGGATTGCTATCATCATCCCCACAGATACGGGAGTTCCAGAAGTTCTCACGAAACTCGAAAGTGTTCGGAGCGGTCTTCTTGAGGATGTGTGGCATCGTCGATGGGTTTAACCCACGGCCACTGCCGTAACCCACGGTTTCGGTCCAGAGACCACCTTCGAAGACAACCCAATAGGACGCAGATGCATCGTCAAGGTTACCCTCAAGACGCACGAGGCGACCTTCAACTTCGATAGGCGGTAGATCGTCGAACTCTTGGAGACCCTCGGTGTACGTGGTCATAGCCCCGCCGCCGAACTGATCGTCTACCGTAATGACATCACCAGCAGTGATACCAAAGGTGACCGTGGAGCCAACCGAGACTGCGTCAAGATAACCGCGAGTACGGGCGTTTTGCGCGAGTGAAGCAGCGATTTGAGCAGTACCCTCGAGGGCGTTGGATGCATCAGTGTTGTTTCGAGTTGTCTTGGTGGCAGCGAGATTACCGTTCACGTAGATTGCATATGCGACCGAAGCCACAGCTTGCTTGATGAACACTGAGGCGCGTGTCTTAGGGTCCACTCGGGTATCCGGGATGTCGTCGGCCCAGACCCACACGTCGGTGTTCAAGATGAACGTGGTGTCGGCCACAGTGACAAAGCGCATCTTCTTCCACATGTCAGTGGTTGGCAGATAACCTTTACCATCAGGGAACGTCACGGTCTGCTTGACGCCTGCCGTATCGAACAACTCTAAGTCACCGTCGCCACACACGAGGATATACTTCTCGTCAAAGCTACGGTCGATGGTGTGGACCGCTGCGGTGTCACTGACGGTTATACCCGTGGACAGGGACGCTACGAACTCGGAGGGTGGACGTTTCATCAGACCCGACACGATGGACGGATATGCGTTAATCATTTCCTCACCAGACGTCCGCAGACGCGAGGGGGTAGGCTGTTGGGAGACCCCTGACACGAGGTTAGGGATCGTGCTTGCTACGAGTGGCATGGGGTATCCTTTGGTTGTTATCGAGTGCGATTGAGGGTGGTGAACATGCTGTAAGAACCAGAGAGGACGTTGAGGTCTTCCGTGCGTAATTGGTCAGCTTGTAGATTGATCAGCGCACCCTGTTCGTCGGCGCTATCGGCATTGCTTGAGGCACCATCAATACGGTCCTCGAAGATACGAGCGGCGCGAAGGGAGATGTACCGACGGGCTGTCTCAGGGAGTTCCTCGAAGGGCAAACCCACGGTCAACTCGACGTAGACAACGCCAGTGAATGTGTAGGAGTGGTTATCGCGGTCATAGAGACGAGATCCACGTTGAATGATGTCACGGGACGCATCGACACCTGTGGTATCAACTGCGAGTGTGTTGGAGGGCAGGAGGATGTTACCATCGCCGCCGGGGGTGAGAGGATAGTTCTTCTCGATGTTCCAGTACCAACCGGAGGATTGAAGCTCACGGTTCACTTTACGCACGAAGTTCAGTGCGATTTGGGTATCTACCCCGAGGTCACCAGCGATTGTACTGACCGGAGATTGCCCGATGTTCTCAAGGCACTCGTTGACAGCCTCAAGCTCGGAGGTCGGTGTGATCAGAAACGCCATTGCGTGTCCTTCCAGAGGTTAAGTTGTAAAATACCCCCCGTCGTTAAACGGGAGGTACACCTTACGATATCGTAAGTATTACACGGCAGCGCGGAGTTCGCGGATACCTTGTGGGTTCACAGCACCGTGGCCGACAGCCATCTTGGAGACCATGAGAGTACCCTGACGACGGATGTCGTACTCGCTCTCAGAAGCCATATCGAGCAACTTGACAGTCGCCAACGCGCCACGCTGGAATACCAGAGCAGAGGTGTCGGAGGCGTTAACCTGATACTTAGTGCCGAAGTCAACAGTGTCAGTGACGTGGTTCACAGCGAGGTTGCTCGACTTCACGATGGACATACCAGCGACTTTCATCACAGTACCATCGGCGTAAGAACCGTTGCCGTTGTTGTAGTCACGATCAACCAGCTTGTCGTTCTGAACCAGACCGTAGAACACAGTAGGTGTCACGATGACGAAGCGATCTTCGGCTGGCAAGAACAGGTCGTCCATAGCAGCAGCTTCTGCATACAGCGCATCAACGATGTTCTGGATGGTTGGTGTCAGGGAGCCGAGGTTCGTGGATACAGCAGCACCCATTTCAGCAACAGCACCAGTTTCACCAGCACGGGCAGTCTTAACAGCCAGCGACAGCAAGTTGCGGTCGAATGTCTGAGCAAGAGCTTGGCCCATCTGAGTGGAATACTCGGAGCGGACTTCGTAGTGGTTCTTGGCTTCGTCGATGTTCGCAATGAAGCTGTCAGAGATCAACAGGTCATCGATAGTTACGACCTTCTCACCGTGATTGACCTTCTTACCGACGATCTCAGCGCCGGGAGTGTGGTAAGACGCAGTGATGCGGCCCATACCCGGGAACGAGGCAGATTTGCCAGAAGTGATGTTACGGACGCGAGTTTTGTCGGCCATAACGGTTTTCGCGTTGAACGAAGACAGGACTTCGCCAGAGAATACTTTGAGGAACAGAGCATCAACAGCGCCAGCTTGAGCGATCTGGCCTACGCGGCTTGGGGTAGCATTAGACATGAGTTATTTTCCTTGTGGGGATTGAAGTGTTGGGGTTTGGGTTCACCGCTTTGACTTCACATCCACGTCGCACAGGGTTATCCTCCGCAGAGGGCCAAGCGTTCTTGTGTCTGTTGTCTATTTTGGTGGAAGTAGAGTGTCCGAGAACCGTCGCTCTCGGGGAAGCACTCATGGAGACACCCGCGAACCGTCTACCACTAGAGGGACAGGACGGGCCGATGTCTTCAAGAATACTTTGGGTGTACTAAGGGCCTCCCGTAGGAAGCCCCCAGTGTTCTTTTATTACGAAAGTGTGCCTTGTGTTTAGAGCATCACGTTACGAGGATTGCGGACAGACGCAGGATCAATCAGTTCGATGTCCTCCAGTGCCTTGGCGCGTTCATTGGCGTTTGAAGCTTGGGACGGTTGCCCGTGAAGTGTCCAAGCATAGGCCCACTGCCTCCACCGCCCCAATTCAACAAGACGGGGGTGCAGCCAGAAATTGGCGTGGTGGCGGTTATCCATGACAGCCTCTGTGACCACCGCGTTGTCTTCATCCAGAACAGCAGGTGTAAGGACCAGAGGGCCAATCTCTGTGATAGTCACAAACTTGGTGGGGATAATAGGCCCAGACGCGGGCCGCGCCTCCACCAGAACGTCGCCAGTGTCAGGGTCCAGCACTTCGTTGATTGCGGCGTTGGTGTACATCGTTAGCCCCACTGCAAGCGCCTGTGCGTCAAAGGTTGCCTTATCTTTGGCCCGTACCATTGCCAGCAAGCGCCCGCCTTCGAGCGACACAAACAGTTCAGTTTCGTTGCCGTCTGCATCTGTTTCTATAATGCTCATGCGCTTGCCTCCTCAATACCAGCGGCGCCAATGTCTTCACTCCACATGATAACCTCTTGGATAACCTGCGGGCCTCCGCTTGGTGCAATCACAAGGTCCGTTGTGGACAAGTCAGGGAAAGCCGTTGGCGTTGTGTTGGCTGTCAGTGCAGTACCGTCTACCGCACCGTTGATGAAGGTTGATCCGTGGCGTGATGCAATAGAGAACGGGACGTTGATGCCGCTTGTGTAGCTTCCACCTGTTACCGTATCGACAACGCCACCAGCTTCTTGCGTAAACGTGAAGTCGTTGGTTCCAGCGTCAATCAGAATGACGTTGCTTGCGTCAGCGGCCCAGATTGCAAAGCCTGCGTTCTCACCCGTCACCAGCGCTTTATACCCAAAGGACACTGCGAGCGGGTTGATCTCGCGGACGGAGATATTGTCGATTGTGACCGCATCACCACATCTAAACGTAATGTTTCCACCCGTAACAGAAGCAGACGTAACGGTTCTTGGGCCGTCGACTGCACCGTTAGATAAAAGACTACCAAACCCGTCCATATAGACAGCCACAAAACCCCCTGTCTGATCCCATGAAACTTGGTAAACTTTACCAGCCGTAAATACTGATTGAGTAAGATTTGAAGATGCGCCTGCAGCATGTGCGGCTTGTCCACCGCTAATCGTCCAACCGTCGCCCTTCCCCCAATCGCTATCAGTATCAAACGTACCATTCGTAACAAGCTCTACACCCGTAGTCTCAACAAACGTAGGATACGTGATGTTCTCAATAGGCACCGTGAGTATATCCGCAGAACGAGTTGCAGTAGCGCCGTTCGTTGGTATGTAAGACGTAGGCACGGAGCCGACTTCGAGTTGTGCGCCTCCGAATACGCCAGTAGCACCAAGAGTTTCCCCCACGTCTGCTACAAGTTGAAGGAAAACCGTTGCGGTGGTTACAACCTCAAAAGGTATAGAGATACGGTAAACATTGTTCGCAAACTCCTCAAACCTTGGTGTCCCCAGCCCAGCGTCAACAATATCAAACGTCTCTGTTGACGGGTTAAAGCTAACATCTTTAGTTGGGTCCCCACCACCAATATCACCAGTGGTATTTACCAACGCAAAATCTATAGACCCTTCGGAGTTCTCCTGTGCGAAAAAGGAAAACACATAGTTTCCAACAGCAAGGTCAGTAAATGACCACTGTATTCGTGGTCTTGCAGCAGCCGCAATAATTTCAATTTCCCACAACTCGACACCACAAGCGGAAGCACCTAAAGAGACTTCTGTTGTAACGACATTATGCCAACCCGCGTCAGTAAAATCTTCCGAATAAGTCACCAAATTCGTCACCGCTTCAGGCTCATGCAGATAGCCTTCTTTGACCCATGCCGTGCCGTTGTAGACGTGGTGGTTTTCACGGGCCTCATCTGCCGCCGCTGTTTGCAATACACCGCCAGCATCAATATAAGTCGCCGCCGACGCACGGCTATGCTCAAGCACACCGCCAAACGTGGATGGCGCACCACCCTTGCCGTAGGTACCAGACTTGAAGCAGGCAACAAGCTGCGGCGTGAAGCCGTTGCGGATGTAAGCACCTAACGCACTTCCAACCCTCCGAAGGAATGGCGATATGATACCCCGTAATGGGGATATGAGACCTTTACGCATGGCTCACCGCCACCGATGTTCCACCGAATGAATACGCATAGACGCGGTTAGCACCCGCTACGCCTGTAAAGATGTCTGCGAGTGCGGTATTAGCTTCTCCGGTTCCCTCGGTATAACCGAAAGCACCATCAAGCGTCGTAGGGGCGCTTGCGCCAACTGTGGCCTTAACGGAGACAGACCCGCCAGCTAGGAATGTGATGTGCGTGGTGTCGGAGTTCGTGAGCAGTGTCCAAGTCTTCGCAGGGACTGCAATGGTTGTGTTCTGGGCCATGTTAGCCTCCTGTTATTTCTTGGATCGATTTGCGGACTTTGAGATTATTTGGAGGTTAGAGGCACCGTTCCCGGCCTCTGTCCCTCGCTTGTGATCAATGTCCTTGTTTTTCAGCGCGGTCTTGCCGTGCTTCTTGATCATTAACTTACGGGCTGCGTTGCGCAGGACCCTTTTCCTCACCTGTGCTGGGCGAGCCTGATATTCTTTGTCGTACTGTGAGTAGACCCTTCCAGAAGGAGCAGCCATTTCATATTCCTTCTGAGTTGTAGTCTGCGATAAAGTAATCGACAGCGTACTGTCGGTTGGCCTTGTGGTTGACCTTCAATAGCCAATCCGCAAACCTCGTCTTTTGAGAGAGGTTCATGCGAGAAGCCAAGGCCAAGGCTCGGGCTGCAAACGGGGTTGTTTTTGAGGCGTACTCAGCTTTCGCTTTAACGCTCGTGGCAACACGCCGCTCTCGTTTGTACGCTAGGTCGTAATCACGCACTCGTTTAGAGTTTAGATGTCTCCACACAGCGGCATTACGGAGCTTCTGCTCTCTCTTACAGGCTGGTGAACAACTGAGGTGTCTACGTTGGAGGGGGGTGAAGAGACCACCACATACTTGACATGCTTTCATGGTGATCTCCTTTGGTTCACATAATGTTAGATCGGGCCAGCTTGGCTTCGACCTTTGCGCGGAACGCAGGGTTCTTTGCGTACTCTGGGTTACCCATGTCGGTCATCAGATCAGCCGTGCTTTCGTAGACAGAGACACCAGCGTTGCTAGGCTTGCCGTTCAGAGACACTTTGGGTTCTGAGCCATTCTCAGCGATGTACTTGGTGTTGAGGTTTTCAACGGCCATCTTGATCGCGTTATGATCACCACCGTCCAACACAGAGTTGAAAGCGTCGATGTC